TTTCGGCTCGCCCTGCCTTCACCAAAAGCAATCGCGGTGTCAACTGCTTTAAGGCTCGCATCATCCTTCATCAAGTGCCTGACGGTGTTGGCGCAGTGACCCTTTGCAAGTGTTAGCGGTTGCAGTCCAATCTCGCATTTATTTGCGAGCCACAGCAACCAATCGCCTCGGTGGCAGGTAGCAACAACCTCCTCCACCGTTTTATTTGATGCCCACTCAACTGCATCGGAGCAAGCTTTAATAGATTTAAGATATTCGGTAAATGTCATTGATTTAAGGGTTTAGTTTGTGTTTGGGTGGCAGCGTAATTCAACGCGGCGCGAATCGTGCCAAATCGCGCTCGGCATATGGTGAGGGTGTCAGCCTCGCAGTAAACGGAAGTAAGTTGCATTAACGGTTTAGGGGTTTTGGTTTTGGTTGTGTTTTTCATCGTGTTTGTTTATAAGCGCAAATATATAAATAAATATAATCGTTTGCGCATAGGCGGTGAAGTACCACCATCCTGCGTCCGTGTGTATGGCACACACGAAGCAGGTGGCGAGAAGGAACGCGGTGTAGGTCAGGGCTTTCATACGGCGAATAGGTCGTAGAAGTTTTCAATGGGCTGTTGGAAGTGAACGCAAATCCAGCGTGCGGTGGTGTAGTACGTTTCGTACACGTACTCGTTTTGGCTTAGCCAGTACATTGCTTTTTCCTGTTTTTCGGCAGGCCACGAATCCATTTGAGCGCGTGCTTCGGGTGTCAGTTTGTCAAGTAGGGTTGTCATTGGGTTTAGGGTTTAGATGGTTAGAATTTAATGATTGGCATTACAATAACTTGCAGTTCACCTTTGCCTTCGGTGTCGCTGTAATTCATAACGCAGGCGCGTTTGTCGGTGCGGAAGTTCATAGTAATACAACCAGCCGCGAAAATCTGCATTGCATCTGATAGCCTCTTGGCATCGATGTGGAATTGGCCGTTGTTCAGTTCGGTTGCATCAATTGGAATGATGCTGGCATAGTTAGGGTATCTATGGATATGATTGTAGGCTTCTGCACTCATATACAACATCGTATCATAAACGTTACCACTTTTGTCGTGAAGCAACACAACCTGCGATTCTTTGTTGAAGGTTACGTATTGAAGTTTGCTTTGGCATAGCTTCTTGAACTGAGCATTGTGGATGTAAAATTCAGCGGGTAGGTCAGTCGTTTCGATATAGAAGTCCACAGGTGTCCACGCTAATATGTGCGCATCAGTGGCGGCCATATACATACCTGCCCTGCCTTGGTTGCCTGCTGGCAGTGTTTTGAACTGAATGTAGTTCATGTTTTCGTATAGCTTGTCGCTTGAAGCGGCAAGGTGCAACTTGGGAAATGGTGTGATTTGAATCATTGGGTTTGGGTTTAGATGGTTAAATGGTGAAAGAAAAGCCGTTGTCCAGTTCAACGTAGTGCCTGCCGATTAAGCCAAGGCTGGTGTGAAGTTCTTGCGCTACCGTTTGCGCGTGTTGATTTGACATTGCGGTGAACCGCAGTTCGTAGGCTCGTGTGCCGCCGATGATTTTGAAGATGATGCCTTGCATTGTTTTTGGGGTTTAGAGGGTTAAAGATGCGCGTTGGTGAGCCGCGCCCCTCGGGTTGGTTAGGGTTATTTTTTAGGTATTATTTTGAGTCCCCAGCGCTGCGCCATTTCTACGGCAACATATCTTCTCCTATCGCCATGGATTGGCTCGCCTGTTTTGGCATCTACAAGCCAGTACCAGTATTTTACTGATTCGCTGCCTTCCCATCTCTCAAGGTAAACTGTTCTAATTGGTTTCATGGTGTGTTTGGTTTAGGTTGTTTTTCCCGTTTTGGTATATGCAAATATACATACATATATATATACGAACCAAACTTTTTTTAATTTTTTTTTCTGCGTTTTTAGCGCACAAACGCACATTCCGAAAAAAACTTTCAGACGTCCCCGATTTACAAGCCTTGATTTTTCGCCGTTACCTCAACCTGGCGAACAAAACGACGCTGGCGAGCAGTCCCAAAATCGCCCCGACAAGCAGTATCGGCCACCTGCTTTTGCGCTTCTTCGGCTGCACGACAACGGTGCGCTCTACGATTGTCGTGTCGCGCAAAATAAGCCGCTCTACGACCGTATCTCTGCGCAAGCGTATAACAATGCCACTGCCTGAATTTGACACGCTTAGAACGCTTGTTTTCGCGCTATCACGCAGGGCGAAGCGGCGGACGATTCCAGCACTGTCGCAGAGATCAGGAAGCGTCAACTCGGTCAAGCTGCCAGCGGTCACTACTTGCCGGTCAGTGTGGACGATAGCACTGGTGCGAATCACCTCCGCAGGCTTCCGGCAGCAGCCAAAAAGCAGCAGGCTAAATATGAGCGTACTCTTGTGTCGCATTGAATGAGGGACAAGCTTTGGCTACCTTTGGAAAGTCACGGTGGCCGAGTATTTTAGCCGCTGGGTACTTGGCGCGCCACTCGTGCAACACCTGTGAAAGCGCGTCTTTTTGCCCTTGCGTGCGATTGTCGACCGGGTTGCCTCTGCTGTCTACGCCGCCGATGTAGCTGATGTGGAGGCTTAGCGAATTGTAGCCGGCAACGCCGTTGCACACGGTGTCATCCGGTGCCAGCGTGATGACTTCGCCGTTGGGTTTTACGACCTTATGATAGCCCGGTGACTTCCACTTTAGATTGGTGCGCCAGTAGTTCCGGATTGAGTCGATTGTCGTTGATTGAGGTGTCGCCGTGCAGTGGACGACTATGTATTTGATGTTTCGCATATTGCCCTGATTTTGTCGCAAAAATAGACATCATTTGCCCTTGTTTTGTGCGCCCTATAAGGGACAAAAGGCCGCCATTTTGTACCCTATAAGGTACATAAGGCCGCATATTGCCCTCACTTGCACCCTATCGGGTACTTGTGGTCGTAAACGTCGCATCAATAACGCGGGTTTCCATTTTCTGATTTCTTATATCAACCAAGCTCAACTTCATCCAGTAACCGCCGAGCGGCTTCGGCGGCCTGCCCCTCTCGACGTGGAAGCCACCCACTCCGCCTGCATATTCCTCCTTGTACGTCGCAGTCCTGATCTGATGCAGTGGCCGCTGCCTCATCATGTAGTTGCTTCGGTTGAGGCGGCTGATGACGTTGACGTGGTGATACAGCTCGTGGACGTGACCTTGCCATGTGCAATCGTAGCCTTCAACCATCGCCATAATACGCTGGTCTTGGATAACACCTTTGGTCACTACGCCGCCGCCTCCTGATCCGTGGAAGTAGTGCATGGCAAAGCGTGTGTAGTGGTTGGTGTTTGGTGAGTGCGCAAATCCAAACAGTATCGCGCCGCCGTAGCCACCAGTCTGAACAACAGTGCCGCACTCGTGGTTGAGCAAGGTGACGAACATCTGCAGGGCATCAAACTCAACATTCCGAATCACGCTCGTTTCGTGGTTGCCGTAGCCGATTAGCAACAGGTTGTCCTTGTACGGACTAAACCACTCCACCGCATCTTCCACGACCGCTTGCAGGTAATTGCCCTTATTATGCTCGGGTCGAATCTCATCCTTGCTTCGCCTTGGGTCGCCCTTTCCTTGCATCAAACAAAAAAAGTCACCATTGACGATGACCCCTGCGTTCATTTCTTTTGCTATGTCCAAATGCTTTTTGAGCAACACCCTGTCGCACTTCGGGTTGTCCCAATGTATGTCGGAAATGAGCAGAAGGTTCAGTTCGTCGCCCTCGTAGTTCAGGGTGTGGATGTTAGTTGCGTTGCGGGTGACTTCCATTGTTAAGGGTTTTGAGTAGTTTTTTTTCAAGCACTTCGGCGATTTTGACCCCGCTGAATCCCACCAAGAATGCAATGCCATATTCGATATTCGGCGCGTTTATTCCCAGAAAGCCAATCACCACAGGCGCGAGGTAGGTGGCGCATAGTGAGCCACTGAACACGCTAATCAACTGCATCTTCCAATTCCGCTGTTTGGGAAGCAGGATAAGCGAGCCAAGGAAGCCTGCAATGGTCAGCCCGATGTTGATGCCGATGCTACTTAGGAATTCTTTCATTGTAGTCGTTTGTGTATTGTTCGTCCCATCCAAGGAAGGTGTGAATGCCAATAGGTTCAGGCCACGTTTCAAACTGCTCCCAATCGGGTGCGGGTTCGTTTGTCCACAGCAAGTCCACGCAGTAGTTGCCATCGATGTCGCCCAACTCCACGCAGGTGGCATCGGGTTGGGATAGCGTGAAGAAAGCCTCGAACTCGGCTTGGGTTGGGAAGCTATACTTTCTGAAGGTAGCCATTACGTTAGTGCGGTTAGGTTTGCAAGTTGGTCGTTAGATAGCCGCGTGGTGTAGAGTGCGGCG